ACAATCTCTGTCAAAACGCAGAACACCTCAATAGTCAGCGCTGTCAAACGAAACTTTGACTTTGCAACGAGCCGTCAAGAGCTGAGAAAGGTTCAGATCTTTAAACTGCTAACGCGGCTGTATGGGAAGAACAAGAAAGTGAACATTTCACAAGAAAAGAGGAAACTAAGGTCCGCAAGGCTTATCAAAAATGATGAAGAGGAGGAAATAATGGATTGTTTCATGAAAGACATTGCAACACCATCGGTGAACCTCATCACATCATTCCTAAGCATGAATGTGGATGACCCGGGTTTCAAAGGAATCCACAAGTCTAGCATGTTGCATAGGGGACTATACAATGTGGTGAGAAGGGTTCAGGTCGCTCTGTCGATGGCATATGTATTTTATGGAGCAGAGAACAATCTGGAGGATGTGAAGGGCTTCTCTTCAGATCTCAGCAGCACAATGCATTTCTTCTACACTCTGTCGAGAAGGAATGGCTGCAAACTATTACAGACAAGGGGGGAGTCCAACCTTCAGTCTTCCGTCAAACCAGTTAGCAGCAAGAAAGTTCCTGAAGCCCTGAGGGCACTGGTGTCTGAGAAGAATCTGTATGACACAGATCCATCAGTAGCATTGGGGAAAGTTAAACAGACTGAAACTCAAATGAGGAGAATGATAATCTCAATGCTGGCCACCTCCCTGCAATCCATGTCCAAGTTGGTTGGTTGGGCAGTTGTGGACAAGGTCCTGGTGGACTTCGGGCTGGAAGCAACACTGGAGGTACGGGGTATGGAGGAGAAAATGATGAGCAAGTGGGGAGATTTCATAAAGCAGATCTTTAGTCTTGAGAAGGCTTTCATAGACGGACTAAATGTTCTGGAGAAGGTATCTTCTGGGTCTGCTGAGAACTTTGATGAACTTCAGAAAAGCACATCGAAGGCTTTCCACAATGCGTGTTCTGAGGTGTCCTGGCCAATGGTCACAATTATAATGACAATCATGCAAATGATCCTGTTGAGTGCCAAAGATGAACAGGGGTCAAGGAAGTTGAAAAGGGATGAACAGAGTCAAATCAACTATGGTATGGCCACCCAGATAATGAGGTCAATTTTTGGGATGAACTACAGCCTTGATAGCCCAATAGCCATCCTCACTGTATTCAAAGTCCACATACTGGAAGGTGAATCAATCACAAACATGTTCCTGACCAGGGGAATGCCTGGTTATTCTTCAAGTCTAGAAGAGGTGAGGGAATCGCTGATCTATGTCACCATTTTTATGAATGGTCAAGCACAGCTTGACTCAATAATGCAAGAGATGCTCAGGATGGCAATCCTCCCAGAATCACGCATTGTTGGTGTTGAGATGAAATTTGTCTCCATATTGCCAAAGACCACTCGAGATAAGGTGACAACTTTAATGACAGATGAGATCCTCAGGCAGAGCATACAACCCTCTCAAACACAAACATCAATTCAAACTCTGATGACACAATATATCCTCAAACACAAATTCCCATTCGATGCACTAGCAAAGAAGAACCAGCTCCACGGTCCTAGAGAACTCACGATCATGGAGTGGGACACCAGATGCATTGTGATAGGCTTAGAGCTTGTGGCCAGGGGGCTGTCGAAGTCAGTTTTCAATCGGAAGCATAACATTCCGGTTGGGGAGACCATGGCAAACCCTGAGCAAAAATACTATGTTCTGCATGACATCATGTCCTCGATGAAGACAATGATGGACTCCAAGAATAAGACGTGGGTCAACCTAAACACTGACTGCTCAAAATGGGGCCCAAAAACAAGTCTGTTCCACATGGCAGCAGTCATTAGTGTTTTTCATGAGGAACTATCAGAGCTGTCCTGGGTGTGTGTTTTGGGCTTCTTATCCATCATGCACAAGGATGTGGAGATCCCAA